CTTTGAAACATCAAAAAAAGTTAATGATGGGATATTATAATAATTGTTTTTACAATCAAAATCTATTGGAATCAAATAATCTAATACCAAAAGTATTTCAACTGGAACTAGATTTCACAAAACCATCGATTGATATTATTGGAATATGTTTTTTAACGAGTGCTGTTCATAATCATAATTTAACAAATAATTGTCATTATATTAATTTGGAAAAGTGGGAAAAATTGCCTAAAGAATTTCTAAATAGAGAAATAATTAGATTACTACCTATTATTTATACTGGTAAATATCAAAAATGTAATACTAGACAAATTCTAGATATTTCAGAATATGTCAAAATGAGGATTAAATATTCTCATTATATTGAAAAAAATTTGGTTTTTGATTATTGATTTAATAATATTTATTTAATTTATTTAATTAATGTTGAATTAATGTTGAATCAATATCAAAAAATAATTTATATAAATCGATATGATTTTTTATTAAAGATGGTAAATGATTTATTTCGTTATCTGTTATTCCGAGAGCATCATCTAAATCTTTTCTAGACATTTTAAATAAAGTTTGATAAGGTTCAACTCTTAAAAATTTACGATACAATCTATAAATATCTATTTTTTGATTTTTTTCTAAACATGTTTTAATACGATTAAATTCATAATCTAAATGTAATGTTTGTCGAAAGAATTGATTAAATGTTTGTCCATGACGTTTAATTGATGAATTATAAACATAATAAGAACGATTATTTAATGTATGATAAATACGAAATGGTATTCTTAACCAATATTCTAAAAATCGTAATAATATAAATCGATTAACCCGTTTTTCGAATTTATGTGGTTTAGAAATATGTATTGATTCAATTTCGATTGTTTCAATTAAATCTATTAAAATTCCCCAAATATTATATTCATCCAATCCAATATATTCTTGACTTTTCATTAATTTTTCATTATAATAATTTTTATTTTTATTAATATATGCGTTATCTAGATAGGGAAAACTTACATCAATTAATTCACCACCAATATTACGCATAAATTCATTACTTCCAATATATTTCATGTAAAATGATAAATTGAGTTTAAGACGATATAAATCAAAATGAATTCTACGATTGAAATTATCTTTTTCTAGAGTCATATCAATATTTTCATTCATACTAACAAATGTTTGAGTTGTTTTTAAATATTTATTTGGTAAAGTTTTATCTAGATGATATGGATTTATAATATCTGTTTGAAATGTATAATCCTGATTTTTAATATTATTTATATAAAATGATTTTCTAGTTTGGTCGATTGTTTTAAATAATTCAATAGCCCTTTCATATGGAACAAATCTTAAACGTGGATTTTTCATTAATTCATATGTTGTTCCTCGATTTGATAATCGTTTCTTATAAAACTTGGTTCTAAATTTACTTTTGCTTTTAGTTTTACTTTTTATTTGTGTTTTATGTTTTAATTTGCGTTTTCCACCTAATTGTTCAATTGATAAATTATTATATTCCGAAACATCATAATTATCTAACTTCTTTTCAACAATATCTTTTATCTGATTATTATCCTGATTATTATCTTTGTTATTATCTTTGTTATTATCTTTGTTATTATCTTTGTTATTATCTTTGTTATTATCTTGATTTTTTTGTAATGAATTTAATATTGCTTCTTGAACTGTATTGTTTATTGTATCGATCCATTTTAAATAATTGTTATTTGTATCTAATTCATCTTTTAGTTCAATTAATATATTGGTAATTGAGTTTTTAATTTTGTTTTTAAGAATTTGATTATTGTTAAAAACAATTAAATTGACATCAAAATCACTTTCTCGTAGAACTGAATTTAAACATTTATCTCTTTCTAGACATATAATATTTTTAATAATATCAACTAATTTAGAATTTTTAATAAGGGGTAATAATCGTATTAATTTATTTCTAAATACTAAACTTCCCTTAACATAAACAACATAATCATTCTTATTATATTTTTTAATGATTTCTTTATTTGTTTTATCCGCAAATAATTTATAAAGCATCGAAACATTTTCAGATCTAGAAATAATTGATGTTAAATATTTTCCTAATTCGTCAAAAATATTTGGTATTGGTACAGGTTTCTTTTTTAAAAACATAACTCGACCATCTATATCTTTTTCAATATTAACATAATATTGTTTATATATCATTTCACCATCAAGGATTTCATGTACTTTATTTTCAGGTATTTGTTTGTTATTTCTTATATGATGTATGATTGATAAATATTCATCAAAATTTAATTTACTTAATTCATAATTCATTATATTAAATATATTCTATTATTTTATGATAAGATTTTATTGTTTTATTATCGATTTTTTATTTTAATTCTAGATATTAGTTAATATTAAATTTATGAATTAAATAAAAAATAAAAAAATAAATCAATTGAAACAGTCTAGAATAGCATGATAATTCTAAGTTTTTTATAAGATCATTTTGATTAATTGACTTCAATTTTTTCTAAAGAAATATAGAGTAGAAAAAATAAAATAAAAATATATCTAGAATAATAATTTTCTGATAAAACAAGTAAAACAAGTAATAATGGAAAATAATATATATGATTGGGATTTAAATTTAAAATTACCATTTATAAATATTACAAATGACGGTAATCCATGTTATCAAGAAAATGATAATAATTTAGGAACATGTAGTAAAAATGATGTGAATGATGAACAAATAAAATGTAATATTTATGGAAGAGAAAAAGAGATTTCGTGTCAGGAAATTGAAAATAACTTACCGACTGATATATCAGGACAATTAAAAGTATATTTAACAAAACTTCGTTCCCAATTAGAAAAGGAATTTGATAATAAAAATAAGGAAATCGGAGAAATTGATAAAGAATTAACAAATATAATAAATGAAATAAAAAATAAACATGATTTTCGTGAAATATCATCAAAATTAGGAGAAAACAATATTAAATTATTGAATCAAACTGAAAATGATTTGGATAAACAAAAAGATATATTAAAGAAAAAACTAAATAAGAATGAAATTGATTTTTTAACATTTCATCAAAAGAAATTTGAAATAGAAAAAAATAGTAAAAGAATTCCATTAATTCATAAAATAGTATTTGGTTTATTTATTGTTTGGATTTCTCTATTGATTTTTTCATATTTATTAATAGAAATTAGGAAGTATTAGTTATATATTATTATCATCAACAAATGAATTTTTATTATTAAAATTATTATTCTCTTCTTCATCTTCAATAATTCTCCATCCATTCCATTTTGGTTTTTTACCTTCAACAGTTTTACCACATTTAAGAACCAATTTCTTAAGAAACTCACTACGATTAGGTTTTTTAGTTGTATTAGAACTAGTCGCATACCATTCACGATATTTTGGAAATAATTCATCAAATAATAGAACACTATTCGCATCTTCAACAATCCATGTATTCAAGAATTGTTCCGTTAAATCACTATCAGCCTTGTATTCACTTGTATTTTTAAGAACTTGAGGTGGTTCATTAATACCATTAACACAATAATCAGAATGATATATATCAATTAATAATCTCATAAAGACTTCTCCCCATGTTGAAATCTTTTCATCAATTGTATGATCGGCTTTCTTTTCAAATGGATTTTTTGGGTCTGGATTATCCTTAAATTTACATGGAAATTGAACAACACGAATACGTCTCCATGTTCCGTCATCTGTAGCGGGAATAGATGGTAATTCATTACAAGTTAAAACAAGTTTAAATTGTGGTCGATATTTGAATGGTAATCCGAATAAACTTCTGACAACAATTTCATCACCACCTGTAAGTTGTTTCATATAACCCACTTTAATTTGGTCATCACTTTCAGCTTCATCAAGGGCAGCGAAACGTTTTCCAGCCATACTTGCCATAATAGGATTAGCACTTTCAGCACTTCCTCTTCCTTTAGTAAGAACAGTAATAGGCATTCCTCCTGAATATTCACCTAAAATACTTTGAAATAAACTAATTAATTTACTCTTACCATTACCACCAGAACCTGTCCATACATGAAATTTCTGATCATTATTAGCACCATGTAAGAAACTAGATAATAATCTAAGAACATAATTATGAACATCACGAATTGGTAAAATTTTTGACAAGAAATCAAGAATTTCATTCTGTTTTTGATAATCTTCTTGGTCAAGTTCCTCAATATAATCAATACCAGTAGTTATTGAAATATAATCTTCTGGATATCCCTCTCGAAATTCCTTATTATCTAAATCATAAACACCATTATTAAAATGTAAAAGATTTGGATGAGAGTTTAATTTATCTAAGAATCCAGAAACATAAAAACGACTTTTACACTCTTTGAAAACATTTGATTTAAATGTTGAATCACATAATTTACGTGATATCTCAATACATGTTTGTGATAGTTCACCCGCTCTTTGTTTATCTGTTTCTGATCCAGATTTATAGACTTGAATGTTATAATTATATGCGAACACTTGATATGCTTTACTAATTTCGGTTGATATTTTAATGTTAAGTGATGTTCCACATTTATCTTCAATCCATCGATGATCTTGATAATGATACCAAACATTTTTAGATGGTTCAACACAAACATATCTATCATTGTAATAACTATAAATAACATCAGCTATATGATAATGTGCCTTTGTGCCAAGTGATCTCAGCATAAACGCTTGTGAAGCACCTTCAATAATAGTGTCATAAGTTTCTTTGGAATCTTCACGACCCCATTTTTTTAAACTACCTATATGTAAATCACGACCAGCATTTGATTTTGAATGACATAGGTTCCAAAATTTTTCAGTTGAGGTTTCATCATAATTTGGGGCTTTTTGACTGAATAAAAACCAATCTTCTTTGAGACGACAATCTATATTAAATAAACACCAACAAACACGTATCCATGTATTATAACTTGTAGCACGTTCAGAAGATAAACATTTCGAAACAATTTCTTGAACAATTTTTAATGTTTCGTCATCAGTTGTATTAACTTCAATTTTGCGATTACTAAGTTTAATATCCGATTTTGTTTCATTTGTAATTTTTGTTTCACGTTGTTTATCATGTTTATCTACTCGATCACTTGGATCTTTATGTTGTGATGGAATTAAATTATATTCATTTTCATATGTTTCTTTTACATCATCATCAATATCAGTTGGTATCTTTTTAAAACGGATTGAAAATAAGATGCTTAATGTTTTATCATTATAATTACTACAACCAACTTCATCTAAATTATTAATAGTGTTTGCCTTATAAATTTTTGTTAATTTATATGGTTCACTTCTTGAAGATGGAGTAGTTGGAGGTTTTGATGAACCATGATGAAGCCATCCATTACTTTTGATAACACTTAAATCAATAATATCTTCAATCGAGTTTTCAATTCCACATATTTTAAATTTTTGTTCTATTTCACTATCAATTATCATTTGATAGCGAATTAAATATAATAATCTATATGGTAAAACAATATAAGGATTAATAACATGAACTCCATCTTTAATTAAACTATTATTTTGTTGATTTCCATAATTAGTTTTCTCTAGAACAAAGAAATAACGTTCTTTTTCAGTTAATTTATCAAAATCAATATATTTTGACAAATAATGGAAATATTTACCAATGAAGAATTTTATTGATTCATCAGTATATAAATGTTTCATATTTTTGAGAGAATTATCAGTTGATTTGACTTTACGTCTAAAATCAAGGTCAATAATAACAGGTGAAAATGATGGTAAATGTCTCTCAACTAAATGGTGAATATTTTTTTCAGTAAAAACATAATGATTATATGCTTTTAAAAAATCCTCATATTTATCTTCGGGAATATTAAATTTACCACCATATATTGGAGGAGTACAACCAAGATTTGGAAATGTTGTATGAGTCGGAGGGATTGTTGAATCAGATTGTAATTTATATTCATCTAAATAATATTGTAAAGATAATTTTTTTGCTTTAGACATTTGATTTCAATATATTTTTATTATTTTTATTATGTTATTTTAGATTTTCAATAATTTGTTATTATTATTTCACAATTTATTTTTAAACAACATTTTTTTAAATCAATTTTTTTTTATAGATATCGAGATGAAAAATAATCTCTAGAAAAACCTCTTGATAAAGTCTATAATTTTTTACAATTAATATTTTTAATTAATATTTTTAGATCAAAAAAATATCCAAAAAATTGAAATTATTTAATATATATTATTATTTACTATCTTTCTTATTTACTATTTCTAGACTAAATATGATTCAATATATCACCTTATCATTAGTTATACTACTATTATTATGTATTATTTACAAATTTTATCAATTTAAACACTATCAAGCACATAAATCCTCAATCCCTTCCCATGGTGATTGACACTTTTTACTCCATTTACATTTAGCATAATTTCCAGTTGTTTTATCTTGAAATATCTCATCATTAAAGTCTACAACACTTCCATTTTCCCCAGATAAAGCACATTTACCAATTTTATGAATATTTCTACATATATTATTTCCTTCAACAGCCCAGTAATCCGGACATTCTAGACGTTGTCGAGGTTTTGGTTTATTGTTTTTTCTATAAGTTCTGTATTTACTATAATAATAAAAAGTAATTACAAATATAATAATTATCGTAATAATTATAATTATTAAATTTATATTTAAATCCATAATATATTTATGTTATTATTATATTATTATATTTTTATTATATATTTAGAAAAAATTATTTCTAAAAGTATAGTATAATGACTTGGAGTTCTAAATATAAAAAAAGTATTAATTGTCATCGTCCTAAAGGATTTTCACAAAAACAATATTGTAAATTTGGAAGAACAAAATCAAAAGGTGGACATCGGAAAATAAATTTACCAATACAAGCAATAGCTGTTTTTAATAATGAAAAAATTAAAGGTTATGTTTTATTTACAGAAGATTTGAAAAATAAATATGTTAATGTATCTATTAATTTGAAAGGTCTTACACGAAATCATAAACATGGTTTTCATGTTCATGAATGTGGAGATTTAACAAATAGTTGTGAATCATTATGTGCTCATTTTAATCCATATAATAAAACTCATGGAGATAGAGATGATAAAATTCGTCATGTTGGTGATCTTGGTAATTTAGAATCTAATGAATTTGGAAATGCTAATTATACATTTAATGATTCTCTTATCAAATTACGTGGAAATAAAGCTAATATTATCGGTCGTAGTTTAATAATACACATGGATACTGATGATTGTGGACGTGGAAATCATAAAGATTCTTTAACGACCGGAAATTCTGGAAAACGTATCGCATGTGCTATTATAGGATATTCAAATACAACAATACATTAAAATGGAAATACATTCACTGAATCAAATTTACATGGTTCTTTGAGATGTAATATTCTATAACTATAATAATTGACAATCAAATAAATTATTCCAAAGAAAAACGCATATAATCCAGCTACTAATTTTGTTCCAAATCCAGCATCTCTATTACATTGTAAAGCTACAGATAAAGCCGTAAAATTTATTGTTAATAAAACAACTAATAATAGAAATTTAAATGATGTATCTATAAAATAAATAAAAAATGATTTTTCTTTTTCATTATTGGGCATATTATTATATTTAAAAGATTTCTTTTTATGAATCAAAATCCTTTACTTGATATGACACATCATTCGAAGAGTATTCCGAATTGAATCCATCTCTTGAAGTGCCTCTCGTAGATCTTCCCTTGCTTGATCACGTTCAGAAATTGCTTGTTGACATTGTTGCTCCATTGCTTGAAAACGTCCACCAACATGTTGTAGTGAAGCTTCTAGAGACATAATCTCACGTTGACAATCGTCAAGTTTTCCTTGTAGCGTAAGACTATGAACAACATATTCATTCATCTTATCTTGATACTTTTGTGTTTCAGCACGTTCCTTTTCAATTTGAAGACTCAATTGAGAAATTTGTTCATCAATCGCCATCTTCATAATCTTGTGTGGAAATTCCAACTTCTGTCGAATTTCATCATCCGAAATTCCTTGAATTTGAAAAGTTTCTCCAATTGACATGACACCTTCAACAATCTTCTCACACAAATCACGATGAATTTGCGTCATCCTCCGATAATGTTCAGTCAATTCCATCTTGGATTGATACTTTTCTTCAAAAGATGTTTGAAGTTCTTGACGAAGACCTTCAATAGAGGAACGTTGTTCAATATACTTTTGCTTTGAGTTCAGAGGTTTTCCACACTCAATTTCAGCATCATGAGCACGTTTTTGTTCCAACCACCATGCTTCGGTGATTGCTTCCTTTTCCTCTTCCAAGATATAATTTCTGTTCTGTAGATCTTTGATTTGTTTTTCAAGCTTGTAAATTGTATGACGGCTTTTGTCATTAACAACTCGCAAAAGATTTCCATGAACATTTTTCCTTTGTATTTGTTGTGAAATTCTGTTAATTGCCTCACGAATTTTTTCTTGAAGTTGTTCAGGTGTCAGAATGTGATAAACATTTTGACTTCCACCTTCAAGTTCAGCAAGACGTTTTCCAAGATCCATGATGTTAGAAAGTAATTCTCTAACACAATTTTGTTAATTTACATAATATATATTAAATAATTTCAATTTTCTTATAATACCATTATCTAAAATTACACATTTTATTTAATTTGTATTCTAGATGTATATTTTTATTTTATTCATTTCTCTAGAATTATTTTTAAATTTTTAAATTATTTAGTTGCCCATAAAATACTATTCAAATAAAAAATAATTCACATATAAATAATTAAAAAGTGTTGTTCATCATCGCAATACCTGATAATAATTTACAATCGTGTGTAGAAACTGGATTGTCAATAATTCGCAATCGAATCTTTTCATTCTCTACACCCATAAATGGAACATCTGTTGTAAGAACAGAATTGGTAAGTTTAAAATATGCTTGTTCATCACCAATTACCTTAACAAAATCAATCAGTTCTGTTTGAGACATTTGAACACGAATACCGAACATATGAATCTTTTCATCTAACATTCCTTGTGATGTAAAAATATATCCCAAATCAATAATATCAAACTTATTGAACACATCATTAAATTGTCCTAATTCTTCATCCATTTCTTGACGTAAAACATCACAAAAATTAATACGCCCATCTGTTTTTCCAGCGAGTGCTTGTTGTCGATGTCGAAATGATGTATTACATCCAGCAGTTGCTAAACGTGTTTCCTCAACAACTAAATAATATTTTTTTCCTTCAATTTCTGGACATGTAATTTCAATCACAACACTTACCGCATCACCACGAAGTGTAATATAACTTTCACTAGATACACCTAATTGTTTGGCTTTTTGACTATCAAAACAAATACTTAGTGTTATAAAAGAACCATTCTTCCCAAATTGAAAAATATCACGAAATTTAATACATAAAATAGAAGATAAAAATTCATCACTCGAATTTACAGATAAACCATTCAACCAAACTGAAACTGGTTTAAAATATACTCCATTAACAAACTCCTTCATCTGTTGATTTGTAAATTTAGATCCATATGTTCCAATTTGAATTCCTTCCGAATCACATATTGGAATTGAATACAAATTCCTATTCGGATCTCCTAAATAAATATTATTATATAATCCATTAAATTTATAATTACATTCTTGTTCATCCATTTTTAATATCCCAAATTAATAATATCCCAAATTAATAATATCCCAAATTAATAATATCCCAAATTAATAATATCCCAAATTAATAATATCCCAAATTAATAAAATTAATAAAATAATAGATAAAAAATCAATTTTTTAACATTTGGTGGTATGCTAAAAAAAATTATTTTTATGGACTAAATTCAAGATTTCCCATACCACCAATAATTCTAAATATATTATAACTTACGGCATATATATAAACATCATATTTATATGTCTCGGATGAACTGATTGATTGAACCTCAATCCATAATTTAATATCATTATAATTACTCATATTACATGCTCCATTTGGTTGTATATTTTTAGAATTATCTAGGGCAAAAGAATAACAATAAATTCCAGATTTGGGGCATCGATAATCACAGATATAAGGTTGAACCAAATTAAAAAAACGGTCATCTTTTTCAACAAATCTATCATGTCCATTTAAAATAATTTTAGCGTTTTTTATAATATTTTGATTTTTATAATATTGATAATTTGATGATGTAATATTAACCGTTTGACCATATGGATTATAGTGTGTTATACTATGAGGGGGTATATTTTCATGAATCCAATTTGTATAATTATTCCAATCATTACGTTCATTCACATCACTACGTCGTGTTATCCAAATTAATTCTTTAGTTGGATGATGTATTTTTAAATCTAATGATGTTGTACTTCCACCTGATATTCCCAAATGTTCAACTCTAAATATACGTTCGATTAAAAATTCATGTTCCGTAGAGGCAAACAATGTTCTTTCTTCTTTATCAAGAAATATGTAATTAATCTCTAATTCTGGATTAATATCAAATTTAATTAATGTTCGAACCCCATTCGAATTTGTTGAAGCCAAATCATTATTTTTAAGAAAATTCTCAATTCTATGTGCTGATATACTTGGATCAGGTTTTATACGATATCCAAAATTATCTTGATTTGAATCAGTTTCGATTATTGTATATAAATCACGTATTGGTCTTAATATCATCTCTATTTCAACATGATGATATTGTAAAGCAATTAATGGTATTGCTAATGCGGGATTTCTACAAAACCAAAAGGCTAATGGAACATAAATACGATATGATTGTATGCTTGGTATAAAATCTACATCTATCATAGAATCCGGATAAACACCATTGTTCTCAAATGCTTCCTCTGGAGCATAAATTTCTGGAATATTCCCAATCATTTTATTATAAGCTTCTTCTTTAGTAGTTGGTAAATTTAATTGATTCCATATATTTAACCATTCACCATATTGTTTATCTATTTCACGACCACCAACAAATATCGATACTTCTTGAATAATATTTGTTCCAATATTTTTAATCCAATGAAATTCACGTCCTTGTTCAGATTGTATTTCTGGTAATGTAAATGTAAAAAACATATTACCTATTAAATCACCATGTCTCTCAATTCGACGTTTTAAAGTGGTTGTATTACTAAAACTAAGGTCTGATTTATCAAATTGTAATGATATACTTTGACATGCGAAATTAGTGTATTTACGATAAACACTTTTGAAAAATGATATTTGAGGGTTTCCAGTTAAAATAAAATCAACGCTTCCATATTTTTCTAATTGTAATAATCCACCAGGCATTTATTTTTGTTTTATATTATTATTTTAACTTATTATTTTATGACTATTATTTTTTTATGACTATTATTTTTTTATGACTATTATTTTTTAAAAATAATAAACACATTTATTTTTTCATCTTACATTGTCCTCCTGAACAACTTTTTGATGTTTGTTGATCATGAAATACACATGTTCCAGCATCTGGAATATATGATTTCCCATATCCTTTATTTTTAATCATTTCATTATTTTCTTTTAAACATTTAGCACACTTCATTTTTATTTTTGAGTAAGATTTTTATTTTAAATTTTTATAATAACTGTTTTTTATGTAAATCATTTAATATTTCTTGATATTCAGGACATTTAATATTACTCGGTTTTTTAGTTAGACATTTATTACACTCTGATTTAGAATTAAATACTAGAAAATTACATATTGGACATTTCCATTCATTATCAAAACCAGCGTGTGTAAATCTTCCTAATACTGTTTTATATTTTTCTGGTTTCTTAGTTAAACATTTCGAACATTGTAATTTAGAATTAAATACATCAAAATTACATTTCGGACATTTCCATGTATTTGTTAGATTTGAAGACATTATTTATTTTATGTATTTTATGTATTTTATGTATTTTATGTATTTGTATATTAAATAATTTAATATTGAATTTTTTTGGTAATTTTAGATAAATATATTAATAAAAAATTTGAATCATGATTAACCAATAAATATTATTTTAATTCGTAATGTATTATAAATTATGCGATAAATCATTTTTACTTGGTTTTTCTAGAACAGTAGTTATTAATTCAATTGTTCTATACACTATTTCAAAATTGCACAACGAATCAATTTATATTCGCGTACAAAATAAGGATAACGAACCAAAAATATACAAATTATAAAACCTATTATTTATAAATTTTTATCTAGAATATGTAGAAATTCACTTGTCAAGGGTTTTTATGTGGCAAATGCGGTATTTCCGATTATTTGTTACTGGATTAAAATTCAATGGAACATCCGTTAAAATTTGTTCAAAATAAATTTATATTTTTGTCCTTACATTAGAATCTAAAAAATTGAATTGAACAAATACATTTATTATTTTTAATTAGTGTTTTTTGTTATAAAATGAATTCAAATGGTTTTGTCTTTTGTGTTAATTCCTTTTTAATTGGTGTTGTTGTATCAAATATTGTTTATCCAATGACTATTAATTTAGTTAATAATATTTATAATGTTTTTGATTATCCTAAAAAGAAGGATATTGAAGATGAAATTTTTTGGCATAATTTGACTTGATACATATTGATAAAATTGATTTTTTATTTACATTAATAATTATTTTACATTAACTTTTCCATCGTTTGATTTCTTGATACGCTTGGAAAAATGTCTTATCGTAGTGGTCGTATTACACAGGAGGAATATAATAGGCAGATACGTGATGAGCAGGAACATAAGGAGAGGGCACTCGAAATAAAGAGGGCAGAGCACGAGATCGCAGTTGCTAAACGAGAGAACCAGCAGGCACATGAAGTCTTTCAGGCTTGGTTTCTTGGTCTGTGTGCTTACTTTCCACCGATTGAAAAAATCCTTCGTGAGAATCCTCTTCTTCCATGGTCGTTGAATGAACTTCAACAACAAAAAGAAAAGATTCAGTTTATGTTCAAGTGGCGAAATGTCGCTTGGACATCAAAACAAATCGAGAGAAAGTTCCGTCGGGAACTTAAGACTCTCGATGAAATGATTCAGAAGGTCTTCAGTGATCTTCGAGATGTCACACAGGTTTGGGCAACCATTCCTAAGGAGACTCGGGAGAAGATGATTGACCATCGTTCTAAGATTGTTAAACTCTGGGAACTTGTTAATCATCCCGTTGTCAATACGGTTCAAAAGATTGAGTCTCAAATTGGAAATCTTCAGACTACATTATCTCATCATACTACCATGATCAGAGAAAAACAAAATGAATTGACATCTTTGTCTGAGGGTTATTTGCGGAATGCCCTCTTGAGCCAACTCGAGATCGATCATAATCACAAGCATACATTGGAGTTTCAAATTGGGAAACTTAAGGAAGGTTTGCCTATTGAGACAGAGATGTACAACCAAAGAGTCTCCGAATTGAAAACACATCGTCGGGAGCTTAATGACTTGATTGAGACTTCCGAGAAGACCTTTTTGAAAATCATTACCAATTTCAGGGAGGCAAAGAAGAGGGAGGAACAGCTTCGCAAGGATTCTGAGCATAGGAAAATAAAAATCCAAGAGACGGAGAAGACACTTGAGATTTCTCGGAAGGAGCTCTCTCGAATGGTTGAGAGATTGTCAACTCTAGAGCAGTGCCGGTTGTCTCTTCGTGAGGAGTATACGGCATTGTTTCAAAAGTCGTCATCTGATCCTCAATTGAGCAACTTCGAACGATCACTCTTTCTGAAAACATCAGACATCACACAATTGGAGACAGATGTTGACAGGTTGAGGGGAAAGATTGAAATGAATGAGGATTCATTGCGAAAGCTTCTAGCACAAGAAACACCTCAATAATAAAAAATATATTCATCTTTCGGTATTTTTTTTCTAGGTATCAAAAATTCTTGAAATATTGGTTCATTGAATTGATTTTTAGGAATAGCATTTTCAACATTATGTGCGATTTTTAAATATAAATCAAAATTAATTGGATAATATCCGTAATTATTACCATGTTTATCAGTCATCCATTTCTCTAATAATAAATAAACAGGTGATTCTTCATCAAAATGTTCTTTTATGGTTACCGCCAAATAACATAAATCAAAACTATAATTTGGTGGATATTTGGGTTTCGATTGTGGATTGTATGGATATGAATATTGACCTTCAGCATCTCCATCTTTCTTAAATACATCACTAAAAAAAGTTTTATCTTTATAATTATATATAGCTCTGGCAAAATCAATTATTTTGACTATACGCCCAGATGTTGGAACTTTATAATATTTACGATTAACAGAAAAATAAAGATATTTCTTTGGTGTTCTTTTAAACATAATATTACTACTATGTAAATCGTTATGTGTCATTTGAAATTCTTTTTGAATAACTGACAATCCAAAACAAATTTGAAACAATATGGATGCCCATTCTTTTTGTTCAAATGTTTGTCCTTTATCAAGATAATCATCTAATGTTTCATCTAATGTTTCCATTGCGATTATTTGAACTGGATAATTATCTAGAATTGCTTTGTATGAATTATTATCAATTTCCTCAAAAAAATCTTCATCTAGGTTGTTATCATCTATTTCTTCTTC